AAACCGGATACAGATAATTTGCAGAAGCTACTGAAAGACTGTATGACTGCAGTTGGATTCTGGAAAGACGATGCATTGGTAGCATCTGAAATTTCGGAAAAATTCTGGGCTGTGGATAATCTACATACCGGAATTTATATTCGCATTGAGGAATTGCCGTGAGTCGGCAAAAACGGCCAGTTGAACCTAAAGCTATTCCGCCTGACAGCCCGAATGGCAAAGCCATTGCACTAAATCTGTTAGCCAAAACCATACCGCTACAGCTGGATGGTTTGCCGCAAAATGAGCGCCGGTATGTTCAGCAAGTGCACAAACTGCTGATTAAATATTGGCATCGGCAGTTAAGCAGAGAAGAATTCCAGGCTTGGCAGCGATGGTTAGCTTGCAATCAGTTGTACTTAATTCCAAAACGTCAAAAGGAAGTGGTAAAGCATGACACGAGAGCAGCTTGAAGATTACCCGAACATCGTTGCAGAAATTGCAGATCTGCAGGAGTATTTACATACTGTCGTTGGTGATACCGTGCAGGACGGCAGCAGCGGTTATCCGCGCCCAATTCTGATTCGTGGCTTGCCTGCGGGCGAAAGAGAGCGCCGACGGATTCAGGCATTAACCGCGCAGAAAGCTGAAATAGAACAGTTTGTGGACGGGCTCCTGACGGCAAAGGAACGGCGTTTGGCGCGTGCGGTCATGAAGCATGGGGCCCGTTGGGAAGTCATACGCCGGGAGTTGCATAGCAGCGGGTCCGCGGATGCGGTCAGAAAGGCTTTCTGCCGAATGTTTACAAAATGTTCATAGGTGTGTCCGTTTTGTCCGTTTTGTCCGTGTATGATGAATAATAGAGAGTTCAGAAGCAGGATTCTCATGTGTTCATCTCGCAATCCTCCTTTCATTTTTGGACCGGCTGAAATATGCCGGTTTTATATGCCCGGAATCCGGGTACGTTCATTTTTGTCTCCTCCTTTTGGCAGCCGGAAATAGACGGCAACGGGCGGGAACGCTCGTTATTATATGCACAGTTCGAGTAGTAAGGGTAACTCGCCTTTTTGGAGAAGCAGGTTCGAGTCCTGCACTGTGCACCACGAAGACAGTTGCTTTACTCTTTCTAACGACTTCACAAACGGTATGAAAAGAGTGTTTTAGCTGTGAATTTACAAGAAATCAATAGCTCCGGCGAAAAATGGCCGTCGGGAAACAGGTAGCAGCATAACCAACTCACCGATTACGGCGCTGCAAGTCCATTTTTAATATTTACTTTTTTGATACTGGCTAATTCAGTGGCGGTTAGGATTCAATGTGAAAAGCATTCCGCCTTACCAAAAAGGAACATTCGAGCGCGGGAGGAATAGTCACCCGAAGCGTGCAAATTAGAGCCGCCTGAACCGCGTAAGCGTTCTTTCAGGGGCCAACATCGGATTAATTTCCGGTGTTTCTGCATGAGTTACGGCAGCGCAATAGCGTGTGCCCGCCGGGCCGTGACCGGGGTAGCTCACCAAAATTTCCGGTATTGAATCTTCGGAAGATCTCTTTTATGCAGAAGGGTTCGAGTCCCTAAGCTGTCTGGTCCGACTCCAGCAGCGCATGGCGCAATTAAAAGCACCGGAAATTTTTATTTTAATCATTCATGCAGCCTTTAACCGGGCTGCTATTTTTATACGATTTTTTGAGGTGATTACATGATGCAAGTTAGGCCGCCGGGTGGTGGTAGTGCATGACAAACAAACAAAAACGGTTCTGCGAAGAATACCTCATCGACCTCAACGCAACGCAAGCAGCTGTTCGAGCAGGTTATAGCACATCAACTGCAGGGGCAATTGGAGCAGAAAACCTCAAGAAACCTCAAATACGCGCGTGTATAGACAAGGCTTTGGCCGAACAGTCAAAACGCACTGGCGTCACTGCTGACCGTGTGGTCCGTGAGTTGGCAAAGGTCGCTTTCGTCAATTCGGCTGATGTGGTGGACTTTAACAGCGCGACCGTGAAACCGGATGCCAGCAAAGATAATACAGCTGCTATTGCGTCTGTGCGGGTAAAAACTATACCAACCAAAGATGGCGACGGCGTCGAACGCGAAATCAAATTGGCCGATAAGCTGAAAGCTCTGGAACTGTTGGGCAAACGATATGGCCTGTTTACAGACAACGTGAATGTGTCCGGTGAAGGGGTGGTGCAGATTGTTGACGACATCCCCAAGACAAGCAAGGCTGACTGACATCATAGCACCATCATTTTATGACCTCCACCACGATATTGCGGCGGGAGGTCATACTTTTTACAAGCTTGCTGGTGGGCGCGGCAGCACAAAGTCCTCTTTCGTTGGCACAGAAATCCCACTCGGTATCATGCGCGATGCTGCGGCAGGCCAGTATACTAACGCTCTGGCATATCGCCGCTACAAAGATAACCTGCGCAGCAGTGTTTATGAGCAACTCCTGTGGGGCATTGACAAACTGGGGGTGTCAAGTCTGTGGCAGGCTACGTTGTCTCCGCTGCGGCTGACATATAAGCCGACCGGGCAGCAGATACTTTTCCGTGGTGCTGACAGTGCCACAAAGAGCAAGTCCATCAAAGTAGCACGCGGATACATCAAGTATCTGTGGTTTGAGGAGCTGGACGAGTTCGAAGGCCCCGAAAAGATACGCTCCATTCAGCAGTCTGTTCTGCGTGGGGGTCCGAAGTTCACAGTATTCTACAGCTTCAACCCACCGCGTTCACAGCGTTCCTGGGTAAACGATAAGACGACTTTTAGCGAGCCGGGCATGGTCGAACATCACAGCACATACTTGACAGTACCGAAGGATTGGCTTGGGCAGGAATTCATTATTGAAGCGGAACACTTGAAAGCCGTCAACGAAGAATCATATAAGCACGAATATCTTGGCATCCCGACCGGGACAGGAGGAGAAGTATTCATGAACGTAAAACTTGCCGTTATCACAAATGATGACATTAACAATGCGTCCCGGCATCGCTTCGGGCTTGACTGGGGCTTTGCTGTTGACCCGTTCGCCTTTGTTGCCTGCGGGTATGACCGCAAAAAGCGCCGTCTGCTGATATACGATGAAGTCTATCAGGTTGGCCTTACCAACCGTGCGGCAGCCGAAAAGGTCAAACAGCACGGCGGGCAGGGCAAGGACATTGTGTGTGATTCAGCAGAACCAAAAAGCATTGCAGAAGTGCGGCAGTACGGCCTGCGGGTGCGCGGTGCCAAGAAAGGCCCTGACAGCGTGGAGTATGGTATTCACTGGCTGCAAGGACTTGATGAGATTGTAATTGACCCGAAACGCTGCCCGCACGCGGCACGCGAATTTGTGGAGTATGAGCTCGACCGGGACGCCCGCGGCGAGTTCAAGGCCGGTTATCCCGACCACGACAACCACTGCATTGATGCTGTGCGGTATGCAATGGAGGACGATATGAGAAACGTGAGGGTGGTGTAATGTGTGTATGTAAGTGACCTTGACCTGATAAAAGCCCGCCTGACAATTGAGGGCAAGCTCAACCGGTCAGAAATTATTAAACTGATTCTCCGTGATTGGTCGGTGGACGAGAAACAGAAGTTCATGGCCGTCGGAGAACGTTACTACAATGGTCAGCATGACATTCTGGAGCATGACTTCCGGCAGTCGATTGTTTACGATAAAACACCGGCAGAGGACAGCCCGGATGGAAAAGAACACGAAACAGCGCAGACAATTATCAACTCCAACCGTTCCAACATGCATAATATTCATCCGTTCTTTCGGCTGCTGGTAGACCAGAAAACCGGCTATGTTGTTGGCAAGCCGCCGACCGTCAGCGTTGAGGATGACAAACAGTTTGAGCAAGCAATTACCGAAATTACAACCGATGAAGAATTCCCGGATATGCTTAACGACTGGGTGAAAGAAGCCAGCAAAAAGGGCGTCGGATGGGTGCATCCATACTATGACCCGGACGGCAGTTTACATTATGCAATCGTACCAGCAAATGAGGTTATCGCTTTTTACGATAGTGAACATCAACAGGAATTGCAGGACGTTGTGCGGTTCTACACGTTTGATGTTGTGAGCAGCGGACAGACGCTGAAGCGCTATAAAGTTGAGTGGTGGGCAGCACAGGACGTGACCTATTACGTCCAGGATGAACATGGCAATTACCTGCTTGACCCGTCTTATGCGCAAAATCCGGCACCGCACTGGTGGAACGTGACGACCGTTGACGGTGCAGAGACCAGCAGGGAAGCGCACAGTTGGGGCAAGGTGCCGTGGGTGCCACTATACAACAACAGTGATGCGGTATCCGACCTCGGCGGGCAGGACGAGAACGGGCAGCCCTGCGGCATTAAGTCACTGATTGATGCTTACGATATGATAAGCAGTGCAACGACCAACGACCAGATAGACCTTGTGGCGCTGTACTGGATTGTGCGCGGCTTTGGCGGGGAGACCAGCCGCGAAATTGTCAAGCGACTGCAGATGAACAAGGTTGTGAATGTGTCCGGCGGGGATGCAGGAGACGGTGTGACTGCCCAGCAGGTAACGTTATCCGTTGCTGACCGCTGTCAGTGGTTAGATATGCTCCGACATGATATTTACCACTTTGGCATGGGAATTGATACTTCCGATGAACAGTTGGGCAACAATCCTTCCGGCATTGCGCTGAAATTTAAGTATACGCAGCTCGATTTGAAAGCCAACCCACTGATTTTGAAGTTAAAAAAGGCGTTGAAGAATCTGTTTTGGTTCCTCACGGACGACATGAACCGGCAGCAGGGAACGCAGTATGACAGCAGCAAAATTGTGGTGACCGTCAACAAGACAGCTATTTGCAATGATGCGGAAACTGTGCAGATGATTATGCAGTCTCGCGGACTTGTGCCTGACAATATCCTGCTGCAAAAGCATCCTCTGGTTGACGATGCTGCGCAGGCGGAAAAGGATTTGCAAAAGCAGCAGGTTGCTGCCGACGAACGCCGCAAGCAGATGTTTGGCAATGATGATGTGCCGCCGAGTGATGACAGTGGTGGTGCTGAATGAAGTCAGATGAATACTGGCAGATGCGTGCTTTGCAGCGGGAAGCAGAGTCACACAGCGACGCAGAAAAAGTGCAGCAGCGGCTACGAATGCTGTATGAGCAGGCAGACAAGAACCTGAAAAAGCAGATACATAAAATCTTTGATGCCTATGTTGATTACACTGGCATTGATGAGCAAAAAGCCCGCGAGCTTCTCTCCACGCAGGAAAGTGCTGAACTGCTGGCAGAACTGCGAAAGCAGTATGAAGAAACCAGCGACGCGGAAGTACTTGCGAAGTTGAACGCTCCCGCTTATGGGTACCGCATCAGCCGCTTACAGGCAGCACGCAGGGCCGTTGAAGCGGAACTTGATAAACTTGCCGTGCAGGAGGAAAAGACAGGCACAGGGCAGCTTGTGGATACTTATGATAAATCGTATTACAAGACCGCTTATGACACACTGCCTGAGTTGCCAAATGCGCCCGTTGTTCCGCTTTCACAAGATGTTGTGAGCGAAGCGGTACAAAACAAGTGGGATGGAAAAAACTATTCCGAACGTGTCTGGAAGAACCGCGACAAGCTGGCACAGGAAGCAGGCAGAATTATTGACAGTTCGGCGGCGTCTGGTGCATCCATCTCGCAAATGACCGCTGAACTGTCTGACTTGATGGACGTTGGCTCTTACGTTGCTGCACGGCTTATCCGGACGGAGGTCAACCGGATGCACAACAACGCTGCGCTTGCGTCCTACACGGCAATGGGGCTGAAAGAGTATAAATACCTTGCCACACTGGACTGCCACACCTGCGCTGTATGTGGGGCATTGGACGGCAAGGTGTTTCCAATAGCCGAAGCACATACCGGCGTAAATTTTCCCCCAATCCACCCAAACGACCGTTGCACTACTGTGCCGAAAATACCGGGTGTCAATGGTAGCGATGGCAGCCGCACGGCGCGGAATCCGGAGACCGGCAGAAATTATAGAGTGCCTGTGGACATGGACTATGAGGAATGGCGCAAAAGTATCAGCGAAAAGTACGGTACCAACGGCATTCAGACAGCACAGAAAAAGTATTGGAACCGAGAGATATCATAGAAGTGATAGAGAGCAATCCTGAATAGGTACCGCCTGCTGGAATAGCACAGCGGTATTTTTATACCTATTTTGCCCTGAGCATGGCGTTAAAAGGCTCGTTCATTATGCAAAAATTTAACCGTGGCGCCCGGAAAATAATAGGCGCTCCGCAGAACCGGGACTGGCCGGAATAACAAGGACAGCGGGAAAGGATACAATATGCTCGAATGGCAAAACGATTCTTGGCGACGCTTATACCGAGGATATCGACAAAAAGGTTTCTTCCGAAATCGGAAAAGAATTTGTTTCACGCACGGATTTCAATGCCGCAAACGAGGCGAAAAAGGCGGCTGAAAGTCAGGTGACAGACCGTGACAAGCAGCTCGAAACACTGAAAAAGTCCACGGGCGACGCCGCTGAACTTCAGAAGCAGATTGATGCTTTGCAGGAAACAAATAAGCAGGCAAAAGCGCAATACGATTCTGACTTAGCCGCTGCGAAACTATCTGCTGCGCTTGACCTTGGCATCACAAAAGCAAAAGGCCGTAGTGCAAAAGCTGTGAAAGCCTTGCTCGATACCTCCAAGATGACGGTAAAGGACGATGGCACGGTAGATGGTCTTGATGCCGCACTGGGCGCACTGAAGAAATCGGACGGTTATCTATTCGCACAAGAGGAAACCAAGCCCCAGGGTAATGGTTTCCAGACTGGCGCGTCAACCCCCGACGCACCGGAAACAAAAGCAGTCGCAGACGCATTTGCTGCGGCGAGGGGAACAATTTAAGGAGTGATATTTTATGCCTATTAACACACTGGCAACCGCAACCCTATTCCAGCAGCAGCTTGACCAGCAAATGATTCAGGAAGCTACATCCGGTTGGATGGAGTCAAACGCTGGTCAGGTCAAATATTCTGGCGGTAAAGAAATCAAAATTCCAAAGCTGAACATGAATGGACTGGCAAACTATGACCGTGACAATGGATATGTTCAGGGTGCCGTTACGCTCGAATATGAAACCGAGACTATGACACAGGACAGAGGCCGCAAATTTCAGCTTGACAGCATGGATGTGGATGAAACTAGTTTCATTGCTTCTGCTGCTAATGTTGTAACGCAGTTTCAGCGTCTGCAGATTATCCCCGAAGTTGATGCCTATCGTTATAGCAAGCTGGCAGCACTGGCCATCGGGGCGGGAAACACTAGCAGCTATACCCCAGCTACTACTGACATTCTAAGCAAATTGCTTGCTGATATTTCAGCCGTACAGGATGTAATCGGTGAGAATGAACCGTTAATTATCAGCATGAGTTACGCAGTTGCAACGATTCTGTCTCAGGCGGACAAGATTACAAAAATACTTGATACGGCGCAGTTCACGCAGGGCGGCATTCAGACAAAGGTGCTTTCCCTTGATGGTATGCCGATTAAGCGCGTACCTTCCGCAAGATTGAAAACGGCTTACGTTTTCAATGATGGCAAAACGGCTGGTCAGACAGCAGGCGGCTTTGTTCCGGCTACAAGTGCGCTCGATATCAACTGGATTATTTCCTCTGCGCGGGCGCCAATTGCGGTCAGCAAAACAGACAACATGAAGATTTTTGACCCGCAGACCAACCAAAACGCGGATGCATGGCTGATTGAGTACCGTAAGTTCCACGAGCTGTGGGTACCCGATAATAAGCTCACGGCGGTGCGTGTCAGTACGAAGCCTGCGTCATAAGGAGAAAAAGCATGACTGAACTGAAAAGATTGAATGTACACCGTATTGTGGACACACCGGAGGAAGCTAATAAGTTGATTACCGTTGGCTTTAAGGTAGTCGGGGATGTAGTGCCGGAGAATCCTGCAGAAGAAACGCCTCCAGAAAAGCCCACGAAAGCGAAGTGATGATATGACGCTGCTGGAACAGGTGAAGCTGCTGCTTGGCATTACAGGCTACGAAAAGGATGCGCTGCTGGCAGTACTGTGCGAAAACGTAACAGTGCAGGTACAAACCTACTGCCGCATTACAGAGGTGTCAAATACGGGCTTGCAGGGCCTTATGGCTGATATGGTGGTCACGCGGTACCGGGCACGAGGATACGGGCAGGAGGCGGCGCCGAAAGTGTTGTCCGGCCTGTCCGAAGGTGACGTGTCATTTACATACAAAATCACGCAGTACGATACGACCGGGGAGCTGACGGGTGCCGAAAAGTCGGCGCTCTCATCGTACAGAAAGCTGTGGCCGTGATGGACATATCCGCTTACGCTGCTGACCTGGCAGCTCTGTACGATAAGACCGCCCTGCTGTTTGAAAAAAGGAAAGTGCCGAGTGATTATATCGGCGACACCTACGCCTGGCAGCTGGTGGGGTCTGTGCAGTGCAGTGCCCTGCCGGTTACCGACAAACTGACAGTGGAACTATACGGCCCACGTGTAGAGCACATGGTACAGCTACACGCAGCACCAGATGTAACGCTGACCGATGGCATGGGAGTGGCACTTACTGCAAGTGCGGAGAAGCCGGAGTACAAGGTTATATCCGTAAAGCATCGGCAAACGCATACTTACGCATTGTTGGAGGCGATTGGTGATGGAAGTCAAAGTGGAGGGGCTTGACCGGTTGCTAAAAAAGCTGGATAAGCTGGGCGGCAGTATCGAGCAGAGCACACAAAAGGCGCTGCTTCGCGGCGGGGCCGTATTTGAAGCGGGTGCGAAAGAGAATTGCCCGGTTGACACTGGGCAACTGCGTGACAGCATCCACACCGAAGCCAAAGATGTGCAGACCGTGACCGTTGGCACCAGCTGCGAACATGGCGTCTATGTGGAATACGGTACTGGCCCGAAAGGCGACCCGTCCGTGCCGCACACGACAAAAGATTCATGGCGGTACCAGGATGCGGAAGGAAATTGGCACACGTCCCACGGCCAACCACCACAGCCATTCATGCGCACGGCATTCAGCGAAAACAAAGATAAAGTTGTAGATGCCGTGAAAGAATCCATCAAAGAGGATGTGAACAATCTTGGTTGATATGAACAAGGTGGTTGCAGACCTGCTGAGCCCCACTTGTACGGTGCAGCTTGCATTTCCATCCACGGATGCGAATTTTCCTTGCGTATCATTGTCCGAGATTGGAAACACGGCTGCCGCTATCCTTGACAGTCAGGAGCGGTACTCACGCTATGAGTGCCAACTTGACGTGTGGGACACAGCAGACGGTAGAACGCCCGCGCGCTGTATGCAACTTGCAGGGACCGTCAGCGAAGCAATGATTTCAGCGGGCTTTACCCGTGTGACAGGAAAATTAATGCACGACCCCAGCGGGTTACATCGGTACATGATGGGATTTACCGGCTGGGTGGACAACAAAACAAAAACAATTTACCGAGGAGGTTTTTAATTATGGCAGAAAATGCAGTATTGGGTACATACCTCTCTATGGCAGACACGGAGGCTGGTACTTACAAAAAACTTTACGGCATGCA